GTAATAATTCCAACTGCTCCATCAGATATTGATGCAGTAGCGTATGCGCCCTTACCACCTCCACCAACAAAAGTAACTCTTGGTGGAGTTGTATAACCATATCCTGAATTAATAATGTTGACTGCTTGAACTCTTGAAGTGTCTGGACTTGTATCACAAAAATCAACAATTCCTTTAATCATTGAGGCAATGCCAACAGCAGTTAATCCACCAGAAGGTGCAGAAGTAATTGCAACCCTAGGAATAGAACTATATCCAGATCCTCTTCTAGATACAGCAATTCTCCTTACGGAACCATTTCGTAGACTTGTGATCGCAGTAGCGGTCGAACCCAAACCAACCATGTTGAAAGTTTGAATATAACCTTCATCACTAATATTATCATCAATCTCAAGAATTCCAGTATCAATTTCTTCATCATTATATGCATATAGTTCACATCTCAATTCATAAACATAATTTTTTTGCAGCTGATAAAATGGTTTTTCATGCTCAACATACTTAATTTCAAATAAACGATCACCTAAAGGAAAATATATCAAATCTCCTTCTTTAGGTCTACTTGTTAATTTTGATTTATTTCTTATTTCTATAAATGGTCTAACAGCAATCTCGTAACGTTCTTGTGATATTATTAAATTTAAATCATCAACTTCTTGAACTCCAAATTTGGATAGTAAAGTTCCAGCACCACTATATCCATCATAAGTATCTACATACGCTTCTATAGGAATAGCATCTCTAAATTCTGATCTAGATACTTCTTCCATAATAGTTTTTTCATTTACAAAGATTCTGGGGATGTAATATATTTCAACCCCAAACATTTTTAAATGTTCATTTACTAAATCTTGGATTAAATTCTGTTCTCCAGAAGAACCATGTAAAAAAAATGGATTTAATGCCATATGATTAACCTATCATATCTAATGGTGGTAATTCATAAGTTGATGACATCTTCGACATAATTTCACTCAATTCCTTTTCACCATCATCATAAATCTGTCTTCCATTTAATTCCACGCCACCTGGTAATTTAACTCCTTGGAATTTTATGAGGTTTTGTCCCCATTGCTTTTTAATTAATGCTGTTAAGTATGGTTTTAAAAAGGAATCATTCCAAATTCTTGGAGATTCGGTAGGGTCTAAGATTCTATAACAATCTATAATTAGATACTGTCCTGGAGTAATAGCAGACCAGTCTACATCAAGATATAACCTATCTTGTCTTTGATTAAATCTAATTTGTTTTTGCGTTGTCAATAAGAAATCAATATCTTCCAAATATCTTTTAACCATTGAATATGTCAATAATTCAACTGACCCCCAATAGTAAATATCATTCAAAAATAATTGATATTTAATACTAAACATTCCGCTTGATAATGAATTAGAACCCTCAAAACTAAGAACCTTATTAACACCAATTACATGAGGTGGTATTTGAATATAGTTACTTGTTTCAAAGTAATTAAAAGTTTTTGCAACACCAACAATATTAGTTGTTGTTGAAGTTACTGCTATTCCAGGACCACCAAATTTAGCTCGTCCCCTATCAATATCTTCTTGAGTTACTTGATACTTTAGATAAGTTTGGGTTACTCCATCAAAATGACGCTCATAAAAAAATTGCAAGGCATCATCAACTAAGTCTTCAATCTGCTCATCAGCAACATTTATTTCAAGGACTGGATATCCAAGTTTTCTCTTGCAGTAATCTATAAGTTCTTGTCTAGATGTTGGTTGAGCCATGTTTTAGTACCTTTATTGATTATTATTTTAATAATGATTTCAATAAATCTTTAATTTCATTAATGTCATTTTTTAAAGAGGACAAATCAGACTCAATTTGATCCATCCTCATTTTTTCCAAAGACTTTGTTTTTTTCAAAGATTTATAATGGTCATATCCTTTTTTATCAGTATTAATAATTGCATTGCTACGAATATCTCTTACGAGATTGCTGTGATTTTCTACCTTTACGTGATAGTTGTCGTTCATGTTATGCAAGTGCAATTACTCTTAAATCTTTAATTCTTGGAGGATATGCTTGATTTGTTGAAGAACCAATTATTTTAATACTAAAGTATCTAAATTCTGGTAATCCATCAATACTAAATTCATAATCTCTAAATACCAAGTTTGCAGAATCTGCAGATAAAATGTCAGTTTTTGGTACATTTTTATCTGGTTTACCACTATTTTGACCCACATTAATAATATTTCCATTAGTATCTAAATTATCATATCCAGGGAATGGATAATAAATTGGTTCAACAGATGGATCATTACTAATTGAATAGAGTACTCTTACATCATTATATGTGTTAACATATGCAGCAAATATAACTTTTATTGAAGTAGCTGCATTTTCCAATTCAACTGGTTTATTTGCATATATGAATGCTGATGGATCTTCTGTAATAGAGGAAACTCTAGGGTCATTTATATAATCTGTTATTTGACTATCAATTCTATTTGATATAAGAACCATACCAATTCTATCAAGGTCAATAACAGGAGAGATTTTTGGATTTGAAGTTGATAATGTAAATGTTAACTCCATTGACTTATTTCCTGGGAAATTAGTTGTTTGAGTTAATTCATTGACTCTAGATGCAATTATTCTTGGTTCTGGTAAATATGTATCCTCACTTAAATTAATTGGAGTTGCCTCTGTTTCGACAAATGAGATTTCATTACCATCAACACTTGTACCAGTAATTCCTTTTAAAGTTGCCTTAACTGATGTTCCAGGTAAAACCATAGTTTGAACTATTGGATTTACAGTTTCATATTGTATATTTTGTGTTGCTTGAATAGCATCTCCACCACTAGACTTCGATGAATTAATATAAAGTTTAGGGAAGGAAGACCCAGAACTTCTATCTATTCCATTTTCACTTGTGTTAATTCTAATATAATAACTATCAAGGTCTACTGGTCTTTCAACTAAAGCATCTTGTAAATAATGGAGTTTATTGATTCTTCTTAATGAAATGCCATTGTTTTCATATTTTTGAATACTAGTTCTGTTTGGATAACTGAATGCTCCAGTTCCCTCAACAGATCTTGTAATACCAATTAATTGACCATTTGCAACACCAGTATATGAAATAATTTCATTATCCAAAAGTGCATATCCTGGATTTGTGGCACCAATTGATACATTTTCAAATACTTCAAATCCAGTAGTATTTGCAATACTAATCGGACCAGAGTCGGAATTATTATAATCAGCAGTTAATACTGTTGGTTTAGAATCTCCTTTAACGCCACTAATTCTAACAACGTTTGTTGTAGAGTGCATAGCATGATTCTTATGATTTATTTTAATATGTAAACCATCTTCAGAAAGAGATGCTAATTCAAAATCGTTTATAACAGAGTTTGACCCAGTAGCATTTAATATTGTAGTTATTCCTGTGGTAGGACTTATATATTGTAATGGTTTAGAAGCATTAATTTCAAATTCTCCCTGAACATTATCGAGTATTAATTGATTTGCTCCAACAACATTTGATAAAGATAATTGAAGATTTCTACCTAAAGAATCATTTCCAATTGAAGGAACTGTCAACACGTCTCCAATTTGATATCCATATCCACCATCTCGTATTGTTGCTGCAAGAGCAACTCCATTTACTCCACTTGCCTGTCCAATGGTAATATCTGCAGTAGCATTTTTACCATTTCCACTAAAAGAACTTAGTGGTACATTATTAAATGTGAATGATGTACCATTCGATGGAGTATAACCAATACCAGCATTAATAATAACTAATGAACCAGTTGCAGATCCTCCTACACCAACATAATCACCTCTAGCAGTAGTATTTTGTTGAATAATAGTATTTCCAAGAACTAATGGAGATGTGTTGATAATATTATTTGTGCTAATAATAAGTTTTTTAGCATCAAATTCCAAAGCGTCCTTAACTAAGGTTGCAATTTGCTTATTACCAGTATTTAATTCTGGATTATAGAATGATACTGTTCCTGATTCTTCTATAAACGATGCTGAATAAAGATTAAACTTTAAATCTTCATATTGGCTTGGTGTCCATGATGATCCATTTTGAGATTTAAATAATGACCCCAAATATGGTTGAGCAGAAACAATAACTTGTCTAGATTCTGGTTGAAGTAATGTAGAAATATCAGTCTCTCCCATTCTTGAAATCCAAACTGTGTATTCGTTTGAATTTGACAGCAATACGACAGCATGATCTGTATTTGTATGCAGATATACTGGTGATGGGAAATTAACCCTAGTTGGTCTAGTAGCGTCAAATGTTTCAATAACATCATCAGATTCTACAACTGCTTCTCCAAAAGGATATATTTGGTCAGAAGGAACTCCATTAACCATAGGACGCAACTGAACAGTTACTGGCAGTAATGGGTCTTTAGTTCTGAAATAAAGATCTACTCCCGTAATGAATGCTCCAGCCTCATCATTAACTGTAAATGATTGTGCAAGAGGATCTTTTCCACCCCTTGGTCTTGGGGGATCGGGTGGATTTCTTGGCGGTGGTGGTGGCGGTG